TGAATATGAAACACTTGATACAGAAGGACAAGTTGAATATGATGCAGCAGCTGTTATTAAAGCTAAGGAGCTTATAGAAAAAGGTAAATTGGAAGAAGAAGAATCCGATAAAGAACTTAAAAAAAAACTAGACGGAATTAAAGAAGTTATCGATACTTTCGAGAGCTTCACCACAGGTGTACCACTTGATGTCCCTGAGTGGGAAGGGGAAACAGCAGATCCTTATAAGGGTACGACTGTTCTAAGCGACCTTCAACAAAAGGAGAATCAAAAAGCTTTACTCGCCCAAATAACAGGATATACTAGCCCAATGCAAAGGGCTGTTGATCTTGAAAAGAGATTAACAAACTTAGTAAAATATACATAGGAGAAAAAATGGCAGGATCAAATATTACAGCAGTTAGACGAACAACAACTGGAGCAATTTCTGCAGGACCCGTTAGACTTTATGGTTGCGTAGCTCTTCCAACAGCTAATGCAGGAACAGTCGTTTTTGACGACGGAGGAACTAATCTATTAACGATGGATACTGCAGCAGGAGTTGATAGTGGTCAAATATGGATTTCGTTTCCACAAGAAGGAATAAGATTTTCAACCAATTGTAATGCAACAATGACAAATGTTACTGCAATTACAGCATTTTGGGGATAATCAAAAATGGCTTTATCAGATCAAGCGACATTTGCTTTAACGGTAAATGACGTAATACAAGAAGCATATGATCGAATTGGAGGAGATCCAATTCTAGGCTATGATGTACGATCTGCTAGACGTAGCTTAAATATTATGTTTAGTGATTGGGCTAATCGTGGTTATAATCAATGGACTGTCGAAGAAAAGGATTTAACAATAGTTAAGAGTACAATCTCATACGATCTTCCCGCAGATACGATAGATATAATTAATGCTAATATTAAAGAAAGTACTGGATTATATTATGCGATGTCAAGATTAGGTCTTAATGATTATTCAGCAATTCAAAATAAAGCAACAGAGTCAAGACCTACTCAGTTCTATCTTCAAAGAACATCAACACCTAAGATTTATTTATATCCAGCTCCAGATGATTCCACAGATGTTGTAAATTATTGGAGGATTCGAAGAATTATGGACGTTACAGCAAGTACTGTTGCTGGAGTAGAACAAAATACAGATGTTCCCTCGCGTGCGATTGAATGTATGTGTTCGGGACTAACTTTCTTTTTATCTCAAAAAAGACCTAATATTGATATTAATAGGCGTGCGGAATTAAAATTAGATTATGAATCAGCTTTTGAAAGACTAATAGCTGGTGATGATAGTCCTTCAACTAGGATTATTCCATCGACTTCATATTATAACGGAACTTAAATATTATGTCTAATTTACCAGGACAAGGAAAGAGACCTAAAAGAGCCCCTTTTCAGAAGTGGGCTCCAGGAGAATTTGCACTTGCAATTTCAGATAGAAGTGGATTAGCTTTTCCTTATAATGAAATGAGATTTGAATGGACTGGAGCTTTCGTTCATGATTCAGAATGGGAACCTAAACAACCTCAGCTCTCTTTAACTTATTTTACTGATGCGACAGCTTTAAAAAATGCTAGACCTCAAGCGAACTTATCTCAAACGGGAGGAGTACCTGACCAGCTTGAACCTATTTTTCCACCGACAATTCCTTCACAATACAATGGTCTTGGTTCAATTACAACAAATTTGTTAACATCTGGCTTAGGAAGTGTTACTATCGTTATCACATGAGTGATAGTGAATCTAAAGATATTCCAAAACATAAAAAAATTGGCGTTACGTTATCAACCCCTGCATATGGAGGTCTATTATGCGAAGGCTATTTTCATGGAGTATTAAAACTATCATCTCTTTTTTCTCAACAAAAAGATTGGAAATTACATATAAATACAATGGGAAACGAAAGTCTTATTACTCGGGCGAGAAATACTCTTGTTGCTCAATTTTTAGATTTATGTGAAAAAGAACCAGAGGAGCATACTCATTTAATGTTTATTGATGCTGATATAGGTTTTACAGCAGCAAGTGTTAAGAGAATGATTGACTTCGATAAGGATATAGTTACAGGAGTATATCCTCGAAAAAGTATAGATTGGCAAGGTGTTGAAAAAATGTGTAAGAAAGGAGAGTTTGATATGTTGGAGCAAAAATCTCTAGGTTATAACATTAATTTCGTTAATCCTAAAAATATTCAAATGGATAAAGGATTTGTAGAAGTTCTGGATTCCGCTACTGGCTTTATGTTGATTAAAAAAGAAGTCTTTTTTAAGCTAATAAAAGCTTTTCCTTATCTTAAATATACGACTGATCAGATTATCAATGGTCAGTCTTTTAAATCAAATAATTGTTATGCATTTTTTGACTGTATTATTGATGAAAAAAGTAATAGATATTTAAGTGAGGATTATGCTTTTTGTCGACTTTGGCAAAAAATAAAAGGAAAGATTTATGCTGATCTAATGAGTCCACTAACTCATTATGGAACACATGCATTTAAAGGAAACATTTGGTCAAAATTTAGTGTGGCTGAGAAGGATAAGCATAAGTTAAAAGGGCACGGTTTAAAAAAGGAAAAGAAAAATGGCGATGACATACACAAGTCTAACAAGTGATATTCAAACCTGGATGGAAAATACAGGAACTGATTTCGTTGCCCAGATTCCAAATTTTATAGCAGCGACAGAATTTAGATTATCAAGAGAGGTTGATCCTATAGGCTTTGAATCACAACAAGCTTCTGCCTTTACTGCTAATGATCCCTATTTAAATATTCCTACAAGTACTAAATTAATTAATTATTTAAATGTAATAGTTAATGGTGAGAAAAGTTTTTTACAGATTAAACCTACAGAATATTTACAAGAATACTGGCCTAATGTATCAATTACAGGAGTACCTAAATATTTTGCCAATTTTACAGATGATGTTCTATTAATAGCTCCTACACCTGATAGCGGATATACGTGTCAATTAGGATATACTTCTAATATAGCTGGTTTATCTTCTAATGTAACAACTAATTGGTATTCGAATAATGCTCCTTATGGTTTACTTTTTGGTTGTCTTTCTGAAGCAAATCTCTTTACAAAGAACATAGAAGACTATACTATATACAATAAAAAATACACCGAAGCGGTTGCTACGATTAACAATCAAGCTCGAAGAAGAAGAAGAACTGATTATACTTTTCCTGGCAGTCCTCTTGGTGAAAATACTTTAACAGGAGGACAATAAAATGGCGATCGTACAAGCACTTTGCAACGTCTTTAAAGAAGACTTGATGGATACCACTGCTAATCTGGAAGCTGATACTTTAAAAGTAGCTCTTTTTGATAACACAGCAACATTGAATGCTTCCACTACAGCTTATGCAACTACGAATGAAGCTAGTGGAACTAACTACACAGCAGGTGGAGCAGCGATGACAGGTATGGCTGTAACGCTTGATGGAAGTACTGCGATTTTTGATGCTGATAATGTCTCATGGGCTAATGCGACAATCTCAGCTCAAGCTGCAGTGATTTATAATACTACCTTTTCTAATGCAGCTATCGCTGTTCTAGATTTCGGAAGTGTTAAAACATCAACGAACGGTACATTCGAGATTCAGTTTCCAAATGCCAATGCTTCTACTGCACTGATCCGTATAACATAGGGAGGTAACTCCTTATGGCGAGTACATATGGATATGGTCAGTGGAATGTAGGAACTTGGAATAATTCACATTCTGCTGTTCCAGTTACAAGCGCAGGAATTCTTACTACTTCTGTATCAAATGTTTCAATTTTTGAGGGAACTGGATCAATAATATCTCAAACTGGTTTACCACTTACAAGTGATCTTAATTGGGGTGTCGGTTGGGGTAGAAATGAATGGAATTCTGGAGAATGGAATACTTATATCGGAACTGTTATCGCAGGAACTGGAAGTATTTTTTCAATCACAGGCGAAGAATTAACATCTAATCTAGGTAGTATAACAATAGCTTCAGGGGCTGGTGCGATTATTACTGGCGAGGACCTTACTCTTAATCTAAGTAATGTTACTACAACCAGTCAGAATATTATCGATATAACAGGTGAAGCTTTAACTGGCGCCGTATCTAATGTTACGATTGTCGGAGGAGCATATTTTACAGTTACAGGTTCACAAGCAAATACAGCTATTGGAAATGTTGTTACAGGATCAGCTGCTCATGTTACTATTACGGGTGAAGCTTTAACTTCTGGTTTAGGTACTATCTCCATATCAAGTGGACAGAATATCTCTATTACGGGTGAAGCTTTAACCGGTTATTTAGGTAACGTTACCGTAGCTGAAGGACATGGAGTAACAATAACTGGAGAAAGTTTAACTTCTTCACTAAATAATGTAGACATTTCCACAGAACAGAATATATTAATTACGGGAATAGATTTAAATATTACTGTACAAACTATTGTTCCATGGGGTAAAATAGATACTGGAGCTGCAGATACATGGGCTAATATTACTACTGTTTAATAGAATAAAATTGTAGTATAAGGATTAAATTATGGCATCAAGTTACACATCAAGATTAAAACTAGAGAGACAAACCTCGGGTGAAAACTCAGGTACATGGGGCGATTTAGTTAATTACACATTCAACAGATTAGATGCGGGAATAGATGGTTGGACTAACGTTAATGTTGCAGGAAGTACGAACGTTACACTAACTTCTAATAACTCTACACTTAACACAGACGATTCAACTACAGACGACGAATTACACAATCGTACAATAGAACTTTTTGGAGCATTAACAGGAAATATCAATGTATTTACGGGTGATGTTGAAAACTCATTTACAGTTTTCAATAACACAACAGGTTCATATACTTTAACATTTGGTCCTACTACAGGAACAGGGGTAGCTTTAACGCAGGGCGCTAAAACTATTGTTTATTCTGATGGTAGTACGATGCTAGATGTAATGGCAGATTTAGGGCCCGTTACTTCAACAGGCCTGACAGTAGGAAACGGCGCAGCATCAGGAGTTCTTACTTCGAGTGGTGCATACGATTTAACTTTAAATACCAATGCAGGCTCAAATTCAGGAGAGATTACAATCACAGATGCTGCGAATGGAAATATCACATTGTCTCCAAATGGAACAGGTGAAGTAGTTGTGGGTTCAGGATCAGCGGCCGGAGACATTACGAGCAGTGGAGCATATGATTTAATTATAGATACTAACGAAGGAACTAATGCTGGTAATATTACTTTATCCAATGGCGCAAACGGAGACATTACCTTTACCAACAACGGAACGGGTGTCGTTAAATTTAATGATGCGGCTTATTTTCCAGAAGCTAATTTAACTTTTGATGCAACACAAGACTGGGATGTTCAAGCATCTCCAGTTGCGAAAGTAACTTTAGACGATAATGTAACTTTTGATGCACCATCAAATCCAACGACAGGACAATTCATTTCCATTCTTTGTATTCAAGATGCAACAGGAAGTAGGACTATAGCGTGGAATGGAGTGTTTGAATTTGCAGCTAATACAGCTCCAACAGCAACGGAAACAGGAGGTCAGGCCGATTTATTTAGCTTCAGATATAACGGAACAAAATGGCTTTCAGTTGGAACAACCCTTGACCTAATAGTAGCATAGGAGTTTTATGTACGCACTAATAGAAAATAATGAAATAAAAGAAACATTCAGCAATATAAGAGCACTCAAGATTGGTGATGTTCAATATCCAAAAAATATCTTTACTGTGTGGAGCAAGGAAGAAAAAGAAGCAATTGGTATTTATGAAATAGTACGTGATAATTCAAACAAGAAAGATGATTCA